CCTAGACTCGCAGTTTGAAGCTGCTGTCACTAATCTTTCGTTTCCCTTATAAGAAAAGAAAGTTATGGCAGCTGCTCCATATAATCTTTCGGTTATGGAGTGTATCATGTCAACTTCGTTGCTATCTGATCTCTTTCGAGATCGTGTCGGTTCCTTGGATGATCCGAGGATTACTTCTGTCTTGCTCCAAAGCATCTATGAGGCTATTGATAGTCCTCTTTCACTCTCTTGTAGTTTACTACTTAAGTATGAAGAGTTCGATCAGCTTGCCACGAAATCGATTGACCCCAATATTTATATTGATGCCTATCGCTTCCGTTCTGACTATTTGGCTGTCTCAATCGCGTCTAAAGCTGATTTTTTACAAACCAGTTTTAACAAGACGGAAATCGCCTATCAGTCTTTCATTAAAAGTGAAGCTTTATGTTCACAGACAAACGAACGGTTCCGTAATCTTTATCGTTATCCACTGGAAGTGGATGCGTCTATTCATAGCATTCTGCATATGAGTAGGCGGAAAGTCGATAAAATATTAGGTGCTGTTCCAATGCCTGCTGACTTAAACTTCGGCTTTGGGCCTGGCGCAACTACATCCTGCGGAGGCGATAAAACCTCCGCTTATGAAAAGGTGCGTTCAGATCTTGACATTACGACTAACTGCTTGCCATTGTTTCCTCTCTTGAGGAACTACCCGTCCTGGATGGCCTCGCAAGCCTCCAATAGATTCCCTTCGGGAAATCTTGTGGATGGAAGCAAGCTGCTATTTGTTCCTAAATCAGCCAAGACTGATCGTGCGATATGTGTAGAACCCACTGTTAACGCGTTTTTTCAGCGTGGCGTTGGGGATTACATTCGTCGCAGGTTAGCCCGGAGTGGGTGTAACCTTAACGATCAGTCCACTAACCAGTTGCTGGCTCGGAAAGGCAGTATCGATGGTAGTTTATCTACTCTCGATTTGTCTGCTGCTTCTGATTCTATTAGTTATCTACTAGTTCAGGAGCTTCTTCCGGAGCCTTGGTTCGTGCTTTTGGACGCTATGCGCTCTCCAGCTACCGTCTATAACTCAGCTTCCATCAAACTAGAGAAATTTAGTTCGATGGGTAATGGGTATACATTCGAATTAGAGTGTTTACTCTTTCTTGCGATTGTACGTTCCACTGTCGAGTATATGGGTTGTGACGAGGCTCTTGTCTCGGTATACGGCGATGACATTATCTGTCCCACCGAATGCTTTGATAAGGTGTGTAGCGTGCTAGAGTTCTGCGGTTTTTCAAGTAATAAATCAAAAAGTTTTTCTTCTGGTTTATTCCGAGAAAGCTGCGGAGCTCACTGGTTTAGAGGCTTAGACGTTAAGCCTATATTCGTCCGCGAAAGGATCAAAAATGTGCGACAAGTATACCAAACTGCCAATAATCTTAGGAGAATTGGCTACCGGTGGAATTCCGGTTTCGGTTGTCATAGGCCGTTTAGACGGCCCTGGACTTTACTTGTTAACCTTCTGCTCTCAAGAAACCTCCCGGTTTTTCGAGGTCCCGAAGGATTTGGAGACGGTCATATTGTTTCTAACTGGGATGAGGCTTGCCCCATCTCAAAGAAAAAATATAATCGACAGCTACAACAAACCCTGTATTACTACAGGAGTTGTGTTGCTATGCCGAGACACTATGTGGCTCGACATTCCGAAGCGCTTTTCTGCTCTGCCCTATATCGCGCCGGACCTTGCGGTTCGGCTACCTATGGGGATATCTTCT